CCACGATGGGATTTGGCAACTGCACTGTCGGCTCGGCGGTTGCGGACGGCGTGCTGATGGGAGCGGAAACGGTGGGAGCTGCCGGTTCGTTTGCCGCGAGATTGCAGGAAGCAAAGAGTAAAACAAGAAGTAGCGCCAAGATGGCAGGAATGATTTTTTTCATGGTACCAGTCCTTTCGAGATCGCTCGCATCAAACAGAGCGTGAATCATCATGGATAACACATCCAAATAACTTTTTTGATTGAACAAAATCATCTTACCACAGATAGAAGGCTGACCAAAGTGACTTACGCACGCGCCGGGATGGCGTTTTTTTATGTTTTGGATGCAAAAAAGAATTATCGGAATCGGCGAAAGGGCGAATTATAAGAATTCGCGAAACCCAAAACTGTCGTAATTTTTTAGTAGTTTTCTGCATTAGGATATCTTTGGCGGCAGGAAACAGCCTCGAAAAACGCCGCCATGCAAGAAAGGAGCACGAACGAATGGAGTCGGCTGATCAATCAATACTCAAAAGCAAAATGGAAGCGTATTTTGCCGCATGCGATGCGACGGCGGAGCGCGTCACCCTCAAAAACGGAAGCGTGACGATCCGGCAAACGCCGTATACGCTTGCAGGCCTGAGCGAGCACCTTGCCATACCGCAGAGCGAGATCCTCGCAAAAGGCAAGAGCGAAGAGGAGAGCGAGGAGTGCAAGCTGTATGCTAGCGCACTCCGGCGGATTGGTCGCTACATCGTGGAGCACGCGTTACTGGGGGAACTCCAGTACAGCGTTGCCGCGAAACTGCTGGAAGAACTCGGCACCGGCGAAAAACTGCCGCCGAACGAGGAAGACCGCAGGATTGTGATCGTGCTGGAGGACAAGGAAGGCTGGGGTGAGTGACGTGGAATTCCAATTAAAGGGGTATCCAAATCCGCGTCAGCGGGCATTCTTCGAAAGCAGGGCACGGCACACCGCATACGGCGGCGCGCGCGGCGGCGGCAAAAGCTGGGCCATGCGAAGAAAGTTCGTGCTGCTCGCCCTTCGTTATCCGAACCTTCAACTCCTTCTGCTCCGAAGAACGCTGTCGGAGCTGACCGAAAACCATGTGCGGGCGCTGCAAACGGAGCTATCAGGGTTTGTTGATTACAACCAAACGCAACGCGTATTCACGTTTCCGAACGGCAGCCGCATCAAACTCGGTTATTGCGACAATGAGCAGGACGTATACCGCTATCAGGGGCAGGAATACGACGTGATCGGACTGGAGGAAGCAACCCAGTTCACCGAGAGTCAGATGCAGTTCATCTCGACCTGCAACCGCTCGGTGAGAACGGACTTTACGCCGCGCATGTACTACACATGCAATCCCGGCGGCATAGGGCACGCATGGGTCAAGCGACTCTTCATCGACCGCCGCTATCGCGGAAGCGAGAGAAGCGAGGATTACGTCTTCATTCCGGCGCGCGTGACGGACAATCCGGTCCTGATGCGGGACAAGTCCTATGTGATCACACTCGAAAACCTGCCGGAGCCGCTGAGGCGCGCCCATCTGGACGGGGACTGGGACGTGCTGGCGGGGCAGTACTTCAGCGAGTTTTCGAGAGGGCGGCACGTGACAGAGCCGTTTGAGATCCCGAAGTCGTGGCGCAGATTTCGCGCCATGGACTGGGGATACAACGATCCCTGCGCGGTGCTGTGGTTTGCCGTTTCGCCCACAGGCCGGGTGTATGCGTATCGCGAATATTATGAGCGTCAGGTGCTCTCCAGCGAGACAGCACGGCGCATCCGTCAGTTGACGGGAGAAGAGAAGATCGCATACACCACTGCCTCGCCGGACGCCTGGCAAAACCGCGGCATGAGCGCCGCCGGAGACATCGGCGGCATGTGCATTGCGGAGGTGTTCGCCCACGGCGGCGTGCCGCTCATCCGCGCGGACAACGCCAGAATCCCCGGCTGGCAGCGCGTCCGCGAATATCTGAGCGACGCAGACGACGGGCAGCCGAAGCTGCTGATCTTTCGTACTTGCGAAAACCTGATCCGTACGCTGCCCGCGCTGACCTTCGACGAGCATTTTGTCGAGGACGTTGGCTCACACTGCGAGGATCACGCGCCGGAGGCGCTGCGCTACGGGCTGATGTCGAGGCCATCCGCCGCAAGCGAGCCGAAGAAGAAGAAGGCGCGCGCCTATGACCCGTTTGCATCCGGTGAACCGCATGCGGACGGATTTACCAGACTGTAAACGGGGTATCCCCAAGGAAGGACACAACCAATGAACACATCTCATATGAAAGGATCAAACCAGGGTCAGGAGAAGCGCGCGCTCTGCGAAAAGGCCTACGGACTCTTTCGGGAGTTTCGCGGGGCATATGTCTCCGAATGGCAGCGGCTGGAAAACTGCGAACGGATGTACCGCGGCGATCACTGGCACGATGTGCCGATGCTTGACCGCAACGAGCCGAGACCGGTGACGCCGATTATCCAGAGTACGGTGGAGAACATCAAGGCCGAGCTGCTGGATCGCGTGCCGGAGGCGGTCATCCTGCCGGAAAGCCCGAAGGACAGCGAGATTGCGCACGTAATCGAAGCCATCATCCGCCAGAACCACGACGCGGATGGTTACGTGAAGGAATACCGCAAGCTCGTTCACGATCTGCTTGTTGGCGGCTACTGCGTGCAGGAGGTCGGCTACGACAACACGCTCAACGCGGGCCTCGGCGGCGCCTTTATCCGCCACGTGGACGCGAGGAGCATCCTCATTGACCCGCTGACAACGGATGCGCAGGAAAGCCGGGCGATCTTCAAGATTTCGCTCAAGACGCGCGAATACATCGAATCCCGCTTTCCCAAAGCTGCGCCGTTTCTCACGGCGGACGCGTTCGGCACGCCTGACGCTGTGGAGGACGGAATCCTGCACGGAGACCGGAACGGAGCGATGCTCTTCCTCGAATACTGGTGGCGGGAATTTGACGCGGAGACGGAGCGATCGAGCGTACACATGGCGCAGATTGCTGGAAACCAGGTGCTCTCGGATAGCAGGGATACGAAACCGAACGGTCGCTTTGAACACGGGATGTATCCGGTTTTGCTCACCCCGATGTTCGTGCGATAGGGCTCCTGCCTCGGCCTCGGTCTCGTGGACATGTTTGAAACGCAGCAGAAATACGCGGACAAACTCGACCAGATCGTGCTGAAAAACGCGCTGATGGCGAGCCACAACAAACTGCTCGTGACCGAAGCCAGCGGATTTGACACCGAGGACCTGCGCGATTGGAGCCGGGAGGTTCACCGCGGCGAAAGCCTCAACGGGGTCACCTGGTTTTCCACGCCGCCGCTACCTGCGTATATCATCGGCTACATCGACAGCATTCGCGAGAGCATCAAGCAGGAGAGCGGCGCCAACGATTTTTCGCGCGGTACAACCGCCGGAGGAATCACCGCGGCGACGGCCATCGCCGCCATGCAGGAAATGAGCAACAAGCGCGCACGCATGATGGCACGACTGCTGCATGAAAGCTTTCGCGACGCGGTGCGTCTCGAAATCGAAGTCGAGCGGGAGTTTAACTTCTTTACCCGCCGCGTGAATGTGACCATCAATGGCGAGACGAAGGAACGCACCTTCGAAAGCACGATGCTCGTGAAGAAAGCGCCGGGAAACGTCGCGCTGCCGATTGAGTTCTATATCTCGGTCAAGGCGCAGCAGGAGACGAAGTACTCCGCGATGAGCCAGAACGAGCTGGCGCTGCGCATGCTGCAAAGCGGCATCATGACGCCCGCGCAGGCTGTGGAGCTCATGGTATTTGAGGGCAAGGATCAACTGCTCAAACAGCTCAAAGAACAAAGCGAGAAAGCGGAAGCGCTCGCAAAACAACAGCAACAGACTCTCCCGCAGATGGCGGGACGAGCAGGGAGGAACGCATGAACCCCATGAAAAACACGATGCAACAGCGGCTTATGTCCGCAAACGCCGCGCAGGGCCAGAACACGGCGCAGAACGATCCGGAATTTGAAGCACTGGTCGACGAAATCTCCGTACTGGTGCAGCAGGGCAAGCTGCCGGAAGGTTTTGATCTTGAGTCGGCGGCGAAAGACCCGGAACTGGCGAACCTGATGCGCGAATACGGTGCGGAGGCGGGCATTCGCATCTACGCCGCAGAACAGCGCGCGGAGGAAGCCGAGAACAACGCCATGGAGCGCGTGAGTGCCCGTGTCCGCGAACGCAGCCAGCTTCCCAAGAGCACGCGCGGCGGCAGCGCGGCACCGGCCGCAACCAATTACCCCGGCATGAGCTCTGAAGCATTCCGCGCACTCTTGCAGCAGATGAAGAAGACCGCCCGCGACGGCGGTAAGACCAGACTGTAATCAACAGGAGGAAAGTACAACATGAGCAACAGCAACACCACGGTAAATACCGCAAGCACCACTTACAGCAACAAGACGTTTTACGACCGCGCGCTGCTCGAGATCGCAAAGACGCGCCTCGTTCACGCAAGCTACGGCCAGAAGCGCAGCATTCCCCGCAACAGCGGCAAGCGTGTGGAATTCCGCCGCTACGAGCTCTTTACGCCGGACGCAAACGCGCTGGTGCTCGAAGAGGGCGTAACCCCGGCGGGCCAGAGCCTCGCGCAGAGCAAGATTGAGGCCGAAGTCAAGCAGTACGGCGCATACGTCGAGGTCAGCGATCTACTCGACTTGACGAGCTTTGATCCCGTACTCACGGAGAGCACGGAACTGCTCGGCGAGCAGCTCGGCACCGTGGTCGAATGGATCACGCGAGACGCGATGTGCGCGGGCACCAACGTTCAGTATGCAAACGGCAAGACGAACCGTCTCTCC